CCCCGCCCCTGCCCCCACCGCCACCGCCGCCCCCACCCCCGCCGCCGCCGCCTCCGCCGACCGAGGGCACAATGGCCGTGTGGGCCTCTCGGTACAAGGTTGGAGGCCCGACCGATATGAACTGGGCAGCGGATGCGGTAGACCTGTCAAAGCTGCCAGACACTCCGCACGTTCCCTGGAGCGTTTACTACGGAAGCGCGGAGACGTTAACCCTGGCGCCGCACCGCAAAGGCAGCACACCGAAAAAGTGGGTGCGTGTGAACCCGTTTGGGCACACGCAGCTTTACGCGCAGTCGCTGCCGATGATTGTCGATGGAAAATTTCAAGCCTACTTGCCATCTGCCGACAACGATCCGTCAATCGCAGTCGTATCGCTTAGGCGTGGGTATCAGGCCGAGGACCGTCCGCTATACATCCGCGCCGGCCAGCGCGGGGAAAGCATCAACACACCCTACATGACATGGCACGGGCACCATCGCAGGCGTGAAGATGGGACAATTTCATACGGGGTGCAAGTTCCGATGTTCGTCGGAATTGACCTGCTTGGCGGGATTCACACGTTGCATCGAGACGGATCATTCAACCACGTCGGCTCAGTCCCGGTAACGACATGGGCAAACGACTTTAGCTATTCATCTCTCAGCCGCAAGCAACTGTTCGTGACTGATACGGATGCCGGTCGAGTGCTTCACGTTGACAGAGCTACTGCCCCCTGGACAATCACTGAGTTTGCTTCAGACTTGGGGCGTGCAGATTCGGTGCGCGAATTTGACGGCACCGTCTATGTCGCTGACAGCGTTCGCAGCAGAATTTGGGCAATCGACGCCGTCACAAAAGAAAAGCGGGTTTTGTGTAGCGTTCCACATGCCTTCTGGGTTGATCATGACTCCGAGGGCAACCTCATTGTGCTGACCACAACGCGCGACCTGTTCCGCGTGTCTACCTCAACCGGAACCGCCAGTCCGAACATCATGCCGAAAGAGTGGCGCATGCCGCTTAACCCTGCGAAGTTCGGAACGGTTGAAGTGGACAGAACTGGGTGTCTTGGCCCGGTCGATACGATGTATGTGCAGAACATGGCTGGTGCGATGAGTGCCGTGTACCGAGTGAACAAAAACGGGATTCACGAAAGGTACGATTGTGGAGGGTGGGACACAGCCAGCGCCAGCGGCGTAATGATGAACGGTGGGCATTGTGCGGTTGGGCTCGCTGCAAATTGCGATGACAGCTTCGGCCACTATATGTGGGTTGCCACGCCATGCGGAAGCGATGATGAAAGTGGCGATGCTGCCCTGCTGGTTCAGGGCAAGGCAGAGACACATCCCCAGTTATTGCTTGCTGTGGATGATGAATGGGAGCCGATGGACTACGGCGCATACCCGATAAGTCTGGGGTGGCAGGTATGGCATCACGGTACGGACCCAAACAGTCCGCAGCGTGGCGTCGTTCCGTCGTTCACCACCCAGTGCAACACAAGCGGCGGAGGGTTGATTACATTTGACCACATAGCGGCGATGCCACTTGCAGAAGCAGCCGCCTATCTTCGTGCTGGAATGGCGTCAATCCACGGCACAAGAGCCCTGAATTCTGAAGCGGTAAGGGCGGCGTTGTTCTTTGCTCACGTCAATTCGCAGCCATATCTGCGTGGCGGAAATGCCTACGCGAAACGGGTCTGGGCTGAGCTGCAAGCCATCCCATAAAGTACGCGCATGGGTGCCCCGAGCGAATTCTGGTTGCCGCGGAATGGTCAGCCTACAGGCCTTTTTCGGCCTTCGGACTTTGCGCGTTCGCGCGGCATTGCAGTTCTTACGGTCGGTGATCATTCGTTTGACGCAGCGACTGGAATAAGAACTGCCCCGAGCAGCACAACAAACGATTTCCAGTTATCGGCCACTCCGGGCGGACTTGGGGTTTTCCAGTCTTCAGGCGGCTATTCGGTCAACGCTTCAGGCTACAGACTCAACTGGGCCGGAGACTGGACCGCAATTTTTATCGGCGCGCCCGCTTCAAACGCGCAAACACATGTTTTTGCTCAAGAGGCCACCGACTACTGCGTCGTTGGTATTGGTTTCGACAGAAACTTTGCGCCGACTCCCGATGGAAGTTTGGCCGTCACACTGTTGCAGTCCGGCGCCAATCGGTCTGGCGGCGCCGTTTCTGGTGCCTCCAATGGGACTACGAGATGTTTTCTTCTGCGTAAGCGTGGAACAACGATATCGGCATATATCGACGGGGTTGAACAAACCTTCACCACGTCTGACGGTTTTGCGGGTGCGCCAAGTTTTGCTGTAACTGATGCCCTGCAAAAAGCAGGCCATGGCGCGGACGGAACATGGCGATGGAATCAGCCGATATGTGCGACCGCGTTTCTAAACTCGGCGCTGTCTGATAACGAGTGCGCGCAGGTCAGTCGGATCAGCGGCTTTTATGCCGCTCTTGTCGCTCCGTTGGCCACGCAGGTCGAAACCGGCGGCGCCTCAATCGACGGCTCAGCAACGGTAACCGGTGCTTCGACTACTTCGAGCCCCGGCACCCTCACAGCGACAGGCGGCGCTGCCGTCACGCTCACAGGGGCCGGCACTACAGCAAACGCCGGCACAGTAAGCGCAAGTGCAGAAGTCAGCGCGACCGGGACGCTGACGGGAACCGGAGCAACAGCGTCCCATGGCACACTGACGGCGACGGGCGGCGCCACAGCGACACTTACAGGCGCGGCCACAACGTCAAACGCTGGCGCCGTCAGCGCCAGCGCTGAGGGCAGTGCTACCGCCACCATCACCGGCGCTGAGACGACATCATTAGCCGGGACGCTCACGGTTGCCGGGGATGCCACCACGTCATTGTCGGGCATCTTCACGACGGCATACGCCGGTACGCTAACTGCCACCGGCGCAGCTACGGTGAGCCTGACCGGAGCGGATGTGACATCCGCAGCAGGCGCCGTGCTCGCTACGGCGGGCGGCAGCGCCACGGCGGCACTCGTCGGCGCAGCGCTCACATCAAGCGCCGGCACGATGGCCGCAGCAGGCGACGCCGCCGCCGCTCTGACTGGCGCCACGACGACCGCAGCAGCAGGGACGGTCACTGCCAGTGAAGCGACAAACGCCATCGTCACTCTGACCGGTGCGTCAGCATCGGCTACGGTCGGCGCTTTGTCGGCGTCCGGCGCGGCGCAGATTGTCGTCACTGGCGTTCAGGTCACAGCGTCTGCAGGCACGGTGTCCGCATCGGCCAGCGAGTCTTTCGACGGTGCCGTCACACTCACCGGCGCAGCAACCGCGAGCTATGCCGGCAGCATCATCGCGGCGGCACTGAACGATGCCGAGTATCACGCCTACTGCGTGTGGAATCACAGACTCGAAAGCGGGGTGACGGCAGGCAACACGTTGACAGGCATCCTTGCCGCGCTGCAGCAAGGCATTAGCGTTGGCGATCTGGCGCGCGCAGTCTGGACGCAGGAGCTGCCCATCCCATGAGCATCACATCCGGTAATCGTCTAGCATTCCTGAGCGGCCTGACAGGCGTGCCGGCGTATCAGCATCTGCGGCAGATTGCCGGGTTCTACGGCGTCGCGGCGGCGATGTTGGTTGCGTTTTCTGGCTATCAGACGGCGCCGGGCTGGGTGCATTTATTCCCGCCAGAATCAACAGAATCGGCGTCTGGCGGAGCGCGTTCCCGCAGCGACAGCGACAGCGATTGGGATCTAGTCAGCCCGCACAGCAAGAAGCGTTCAGCCGCACAAATTGTTGCCGCGCACCCCTCGCTCAGCGAAGTTGAGCGTCGTGTACTCGACGCCTCATTGCAGGCATTCCTGTCGGCTGGCGCGACAGAAGATTCTCCAGACGGACGCGCGGCGATCAAGGCGTTTGTCGATAAGACCGTGGAGCGCATGGCGCGGGCAGAGCTTGCGCGGCGAGTTGAGACTGAGAAAATTGCGTCAGATTTTTTCGACGCCGCAGCTCAACAAAAAGCCGAGAATCGACGGCGCGCGATCATCTTGGTCATCTTGATGTTCTTTTTTGCGTGAGACAGCGTCCATGCCCCCTCCCGAAAAAGAGCCTTTTGTTGAGCGACGAATTTTTTCGCGCGACCAGGATGCTATCGATCGTGAAATTGAGCGGCGCGCAAATGACTATCTTTCGAGGGAGTTGCGGAATGTGAGCGAGGCCATGGAGCTGGCCCTGCGCAACGTTGCCCAAGACAAGGGATTGATCGCAGCATTCTGGAAACGCGGTTATGAGGAGTTGACCAGCCATGCCGGCAACAACGCGAGCCAATGGATCGGGAAGCGGTTGTTAACCTCTGTCGTCCTTGCCCTGACTACTGCGGCCATCGTTTGGCTTGTGCGGAGTGGGAATTTGAAATGATCAGCGCCGTTAACCGTGCTTTTATTGTCTTGAAGCGATGGACGTTTGGGATGCCTTTTACGATTTTGATCGGGATCGTAGTTGGCACGCTACTCGCGCCGGTGGTGATTCTCACGGCAAACGAGGTGCATGGTGTGTACGATAGAGCCTACCCCATCGTGGAGATGCAAGGCAAGCTGATTTCGTTGGCAAATGACGAAGCAGTCATTGCCTTGAGTGGGCGAAAGCTGCGTGAGTGCAGTTATGTTCGTATTCAAGCATACTCACTCAGTGAGAATGGTGATTTGAACGATGCGTTTATCACTCGCACAGATATGCCAGAAGACGGAGAATCAAAGCCTAAAGGTTCATTTTTGTTTGGGTCTTGGCGCGTCTGGCCGCTGCCCAATTCGCACGGCATCGTCGTCTACGCCAATCACCTTTGCGGTTCGCGCGTGGTGCTGACGAAAATCGCGGATATACCGCTACAGGGTCACAAGGGAAGGACGCCGACATGAATTTGAAGTTTCTGGAAATCCCGTGCGATAAGGCGCTGCACTTTGTTTTTGGCGCCGTCATTACGTTGCTTGTGCTCTGCGCACTGACATTCGGTGGCATCGCACATGGCGTCGCGAAGGCCCTCGCTCTCGCTGCGGCCATCGTCGTTGGTGCACTGAAAGAGTACATGCTCGATAGCAGAATGAACAAGATCGCGGCGGAGGGCGGGTTGCCCGAGGCACACTCAGTTTATCGCGGCGATGTCATCGCCACTTCGCTCGGCGGGTTAGCGATTTGGCTGGCATGAATGATTACGCGGCACCGGATCGTTGCCGTGATCAATGAGTTTCGTGAGGATCAAGATGGCGAAACCAAAACCCGATCCGAATCTTGATTGGCCTATTCCGCTCGCCGCAGTAGAGTTGATCGCCGATAGTGATGGGTTGCGGCTGCATGCCTATCGCTGTCCGGCCGGGCTACCAACAATCGGCTGGGGACAGACCGATGGCGTCACGCTTGGCATGTTCTGGACCAAGGAGCAGGCCGATACAGACCTGTGCAGCACGTTGCGCAAGCGCTGTGACGAGGTCTTGTCCGTCTGCACACGTGACCCGTCGCCCTACGAACTCGGGGCCATGGTCAGTCTCCAGTACAACATTGGACACGGCAACTTCCGCAAGTCGTCGGTACTGAAGGCTCACAACCGCGGTGACGTGCAAAGTGCGTCGCGCGCCTTTGGGCTTTGGAATCAAGCCACGGTGAACGGGGTGCGGCAAGAGCTTCGCGGCCTGACCGCACGCCGCGCGGCCGAAGGCGCCTTGTATCTGCGCCCTCCAGCCGACGCGCCAGAACTGCGCATGCCGCATATCGTAGTGCCGCAATCATCGGTCGCCAAGTCGCCCATCTTGCAGAGTGGCGCTGTCGCAGTCGTTGCTGGCGGCGCATCCGTCCTGGGAGAAATCAAAGAGCACATCGGCGTTGTTGGCGATGTTGCGGCAAGTGCCAAGACGGTCATCGTTGATACGATTGGCATCCCCGCTCCGGCTTTCGCGCCGACATTGCTTGTGCTGGTCGGCAGCGTGGTGATGTGGAACCGCTACAAACAACGCATCAAGGGCTGGGTCTGATCACATGCCGCATCCCATCGACACCGCCACTGGCCAGCGTTCTGGGAATGATGTTCACCTCGACTACATTGAGGTGGTGGTTGGTTATCACGTCACGCTGCCCGATGGGTTTGTGTGCCGGATGGCCCCGGATCGGACGCGTGCCGAGAACTATGCGATTCAGCAGCGCGCCGTGCTACTTGAGCCAATGTACGTGAAACGATTTCGAGGTGCGTGATGGGAATGGTTGACCTGCTCATCCTAATCATCATCGTCGGAGTGCTGCTTTGGCTGGTGAATGCCTACATCCCGATGGACGCGAAGATCAAGAAGATTTTCAACGTCGTTGTAGTCGTGCTTCTCGTGCTGTTCATTCTGTCGCTGTTCGTTCCGGCGAACGTCCTGAACGTGCGAGTTGGGCGGTGAAACGGACTGCGCGCTTGTTTTCGTTCCCTGCTCGCCAAGGGCAGGAGGGTGATGGTCCACATCTGCAGGGCGATGCTGTGTGCCTCGCGTGCGGGCACTCTTGGCAGGCGGCGATTGCTGTCGGCGGGGCAGTCAACGGCATGGAGTGCAGCGCTTGCGGCGCAAACAAAGGCCTGTTCAAAAACTTCGTTCGCCACGGTGTACCGAACTGGACATGCGCCAATTGCCAAGGCAGCATCTTCGCGGCCATCCTGCGGGATGAAGTCCCAACAATCGCTTGCGCGACTTGCGGAAAGCTCAGCGACGCGATGGACTTGTTTAACAAGTGAGCACAAACCAAGACATCGTTGACGCTTCGATCGGCCATCAGGTCGATCTGCAGTTCTATGCCAACGGTGTCGTGCGCGAGTCGGTCGGCGCACTGAACGAGGATGACGACACGCTGTTCGCGCTTCTCCTGGCGGCGCTGCTGTCGCTGCGGCCCAACGCTTCGCCTGAGGAAATTGACCGGGCGCTGACGCGCCAAGTCGCGGCAGCGAACGCGCACACCTATTCGCAGATCGAAGCCGCGCTGCTGCAAACGCTCCTCGACTCAACGCAGGCCGAAATCGAGTTTCAAAAATCGCTGGTGGGCGGCACCGCGCCCAGCGCCGGGACGGTGTTCGCGGCAGCGATCGCCGTCCCCATCATCGGCGCCACGCTTCGCGACACGATGAAGGGGCTGGCGGCCAATCGTTTCGCGGCCATTCGCCGCGCGGCGCAAGCTGGGTTTGTCGCGCAGCAGTCGCCGGATGAGATAGTGCGCGCGCTCCGCGGCACGAAGTCGGCGAGTTTTTCTGATGGGCTTTTGAATGTGTCCAGGACGCATTTGGAGACTGTGGTGCGGACGGCGATAGGCCACGTCGTCGAGTATTCCGCCGCGGCATTCCGCGCGCTCAACCCCAACATCATCCGCTCGGTGGTGTGGCTTTCGGTGCTCGACACGGCGACAAGCTCGTGGTGCATCGCTCGGGCCGGCAAGCGCTACACGGCCGATGAGGCGCACCGACCCATCGGGCACAGCTACGGCTGGGGCGCCGGTCCGGGCCGCTATCACTACAAATGCCGCTCGACTTCCGCGCCGCTCGTGGCCGGGGAAATTCCCAACGCGAACACTTACGCCAACTGGCTCAGCCGGCAAAGCGCCGCCCGGCAGGATGAAGTGCTCGGGCCGGCCCGCGGCGCCATGTACCGGCGCGGTCAGGTCAGCGTCGAAGGGTTCCTGAACAACCGCGGGCGGCTGTTGACGCTGGATGAGCTAAGGGCACGAAGATTGGGGCGCGCGCCGTGAAAATCGGCGCAGGCCGGGAAATTTCCTTGGTGGCGTGTTGTGTTTTTGGAGGCATCGCCGTAGAATTCGGCGAATCCCTGCCGCCGAAGCCGGATGGCTTCGCGGTGCACCGGGCCGGATGGCCCTTTTGGCGCCTCGGATGGATGTCCGGGGATTGATTGGACAAATCAACCCATGAAACTGAAACTCACAGCCGAAGGGCACGCCGTCGTTCAAGACGGCAAGCCGGTCTACGCTCACGACGACGGCAAGGAAGTCGCTTTCGACGCTGTCGGCACAGTCGCTACCATCACCCGACTCAACGCCGAGGCGAAGGGGAACCGCGAGCGTGCCGAGGCAGCGGAGGCGCGCAATAAGTTGTTCGACGGCATCGAGGACGCTGCCGCTGCGCGCAAGGCGCTGGAGCTGGTGGCGAACCTGGACGCCAAAAAGCTGGTGGACGCTGGCGAACGTGACAAGGCCATCGCGCAAGCGATCAAAGCTGTCGAGGATAAGTACAACCCCATCGTCAAGCAGAAGGACACGCTTGAATCTCAGCTCCACGCCTACATGGTTGGCGGCGCATTCTCTCGCAGCGAGTACATCGCCAAGAAGTTTGCCACCGAAGGCCCCGCGGGCGTCGAAATCGCGCAAGCGCTTTTCGGCAAGCAGCTCAAGGTCGAGGACGGGAAAGTGGTCGCTTACGACGCCAATGGCGCGAAGCTCTATTCCCGATCGCGGCCCGGCGAGCTGGCGGACCCTGAGGAGGCGATCGAGCTGCTGGTGGAGGCGCACCCTCACAAGGCGCACCTCCTCAAAGGTTCTGGCGCGACGGGCGGCGGCGCCCCGCAAGGCGGCGGGAACAATGTGCGGACTCATGGGATGCCAACTGGAAAACTCGATGGCTCTCCGGATGAACGGACGGCGTATTTCGCCTCCAAGTACCCGGAGTTGAAACAGTAACCCTGCCCAAACCTAAGACTGGGCGAAAAGGAAACGCATGGCACTCTCGGACATGAAGGTCTTCAATCAATACGTGCGCGAAGCCACGATTGAGACCGTCGCCCAGATGATCGACAAGTTCAACGCCGCATCCGCTGGCGCCATCCAGTTGTCCACCACGGGCTTCGATGGCGACTACATGATGCGTTCCAGCTTCAGCTCGCTGCACGCAGCGCAGCGCCGCGTCGATCGCTACGCCACCAACACCTCCGCCGCATCGACGGCGCTGGCCCAGCTGCAGCACAATTCCGTCAAGATCGCTGGCGGGTTTGGGCCGATCGCTTGGGAGCCGGCGCAACTGCGTTGGGTCGGCGACAATCCGGCCGCGGCCGTGGAAGTCATCAGCCGCAACATGGCCGAAGCGATCATGAAGGACATGCTGAACACCGCGATTGCCGCGGCTGTTGCGGCCATCGAGAATGTGGGCGCCACGGTCATCTACGACTCCGGCACTGGCCCGATCAGCTACACCGACATCAACACCGCCCATTCCCGCTTCGGCGACATGAGCCAGCTGCTGATCTGCGACATCATGGACGGCACTGCCTACCATGCGCTGATCGCCGCGAACCTGACCAACACGCCGCAACTGTTCCAAGCGGGCAACGTCACCGTGGTTGAAATCCTCGGCAAGCGTGTCGTGATCACTGACGCTCCAGCGCTCCGCGAGACGGGCACCGGCGCGGACCAGAAGGTGTTGTCGCTGGTGGCAGGAGGTGTGATTGTGCACGATGCGGGCGACCTCGTCACCAACATCGAGACAAACAACGGCTCGCAGCGCATCACCACCACGATGCAAGCGGACTACACATTCGGCCTCGGACTGAAGGGGTACGCGTGGGACACGACCAACGGCGGCAAGTCTCCGACCGATGCGGAAATCGCAACCGGCTCAAACTGGGACAAGATCGCCACGAGCGTGAAGCACACCGCGGGCGTCCTGACGCTGGCGAATATCTAACCGGTCGGCGGGGCGAAGTCCCGTGGACGCACTGCTAGACCGCGAGGCCACCAAGTACCGCGCAACTTGGGCGAACCCGCTTTACCGCGAGGTTTCGCCCGGAGCGCGGCACTTGGGATTCGCGCTCGAATGGATGCGTCCGGACCCGTACTCCTCATTCACGGACTGGGGATGCGGGACCGGACGCGTCGCGGCTGAGCTTTATGCTCGGGAATTCGATGTGTGGCTGGTGGACATTGCTGCGAATGCGTATGAAGGCGAACTGCCGTTCGTGGAGGCTTGCTTGTGGTCCTTGCCTGATGGCCTTGGGCAGACGGATTATGGTTTCTGTGCGGACGTAATGGAACACATTCCGCCCGAGCGTGTGGACGATGTCCTCGCGGGCATCGCTCGGCACACTCGGAAGGCGTGCTACTTTCAGATCGCGTTGTTTCACGACAGCCACTTCACACAACACGGGCCGCTGCACCTGAGCGTGTTCCCGCCTGAGTGGTGGATCGAGCGGCTGACGGCGCACTTCTCGGGCGATGTCGAAACGAGGATGATCAAGCGCAAGCACCTCCTGGCGGTGTGCGCACCATGATCGCGCTGCGTAGCTTCGGCGAGTTGGTGATGCGTCACAGAGGGGCGCGCATCTGCGTGATGGGCGGCGGACCATCTCTCGCCGACGACATCGCACGGGTCGAAGCCGACATCTGGATCAGCGCCAATCAACACGGCGCCGCACTGCGTCCGGTGGACTACGTGGTGGCGATGGACAACCTGCACACGGTCCACAAAGACCCGATGCGCGGAATCATCCGCCAGTTCACCGACGCTCCGATCATCGGCCCGTGGCACTGGTGCGACTACGGCATCACCAACTATCCGTTGGCGCCGCGGTTGATGTTCACCGGAGTCGTCGCACAGTGGGTCGCCAGCATGCTCGGGGCGCATCCCGTCATCATGGCCGGGTACGGCTGCTATGGCGGGACGCATCGGACGCTCGGCCAGCACAAGGAGTACGCACAATTCCTGGGCTGCGCGGTGCGTGTTGTGAGCGGGCCGTTGCTGGATGTGTGGCCGGCGTACGATGCGGAGGAGGTGCTGCCGCAGTACGTGGCGCCGTCCGTGTTCGACTTCAAGGAGGTCGAACACGGCATCACCATCAAGGTCATTAAGCCCGTTGAAATCCGTGGCGTCGAATACCCGGTGGGGACTGTGCTGCGGATTCCGAAGGCCGAAGTGTGGCGCCAGTTAAAACACCGCTCGTTGATGGAAGTGGACGCATGATGGGAACCCGACAAAGACCAGTTGTCTACGAACCGCACCCAGTGAGCCGCGAGCGCAAGGCTGAGCTTCGCGCCCAGGGCTTCAACATCATCGACTCAAAATTTGCCCCGCCCGCCGCAAGGCAAGCCCCCGCGCCCGCGGCAAAGGCGCGCAAGAGCATCACACCCAAATCTTCCGAAGGAGTTAGCTAGATGGCTACCGCAAAGGACGCAAAACTGCAATACGAGGCGGGGCAGAATGCCGTCGCCATGGGACTGCTGACGAACAGTGGCGACGAGCTCACATTCACCTCCACTGCTGCGCTTTGGTCTGGGCGATCGGGGTATGCACCTGTGGTGCGCCCCAATGGGTTGCTGACCGGCGGGCTGTGCACTCCCGACAACGCTGCCGCAAACAACGTGGTGGACGTGGCAGCACTGACATGCAACTTGGCCGGGGTCGTGACATCGGTCGCGGCGGGCAGTGTGACTTCCACGCGCCCGGCCACGGCAGTCGCCAAGATCAATTCGATCACCGTTGACAGCTCTGGTGCTTTGGCGTTGGTGGCCGGGACGGACGGCGCCGACACGACGTTCAGCGAGACTCGTGCCGCCGCGGGCGGTCCGCCGCTGATTCCGGTCGGGTCTATCGAAATTGGACAGACGCGCGTCACCTCGAACACCGCCGCGCCGATCGCCGCCAGCGAAATTTTCCAGGTGGTCGGCCTGCACCAAGAGCGCGCCGACTTCCCGTTGTACGACATCAACTACGGTCCGACGATCGCAGGAGGCGTGCAGACGAAGGCCGGCGGATCGGTCACGTTCCTGTCAGCGCTGCCCGAAATTCACACCGGCACGGTGCCGAAGCGGGTTTATGCGTCATATTCGTCGCCAATCTTCGCCGACATCTCGCTGGCGTCGGACTTCGTGCCGCCCGAGACTTCCAACAGCGTCACCTCAACGCAGGTCTACGGCGCCACCATCGGCTCCGCGGCCAGCACACTGAATCAGGGCACATTCACAGCTTACCTGACCAACGGCATCACGGATGCACTCGTGCTTTTGAAGGATGCGAATCTTTGGTTCAAGTTCTACGCTGACCGCTACGCTACGCCGTACATGTTGACGCAGGGCGTCCTCGGCATCGCGCGGACGTTCCCGGTGGCCGACCAGATTCAGGCCGCGTGCACCATCTCCGCCACGGTCGCGGCCGTGGAAGTCGCGGCGTAGGGGCGTTTTCGCGCCCGGCGCAGTAGGGGAGTCAGGGCGTGGTCGAGAAAATCGCACCTGGCCCTGGTTTCCTGCCCCGCCGACCGCGTTTCTTTGTGGTTGTCTCCTCCGGCCGCTGCTCGATGCGGCCTTCGCCCCGCGGCCTGAAAGGGTCGCGGGGCTTATTTAAGTGAAGGTGAGCGAGGATGCCTTTCAACCCCGACAAGTTCTTGGCGACCAAGCTGGAGGCGCGGCGCGAAACCGTACCCGTCCCGGCGTTGTCAAGTTGGTTCGATGAGGGCGAGGAGCCGTTGTGGATTGTTCGCGGGCTCACGTCCGACGAATTGAACGCTGCGCTGGAAGCCAAGGCGCGTCGATCGTCCATGGAAAACATCATCGAAGCTCTGGCGAAAAACGATCAGGCGCAGGCGGTGCGCGAGATGATCGGAATCAGCAAGGGATCGCCTGCTGAGATTGTGAAGCGTTTGGAAATGCTGGTTCTCGGGTCGGTATCGCCAAAGATTGAGTTGCCGTTGGCCGTGAAGTTGGCCGAAGCCTTCCCGATCGAGTTCATGACGCTCACGAACAAGATCACGACCCTCACCGGCATGGGCTTCGACATTGCAAAGCCCGAAGCCGCCTCGCAAACGATCACGCACTAGTCGCCACAATGGCCATGATCGATAAGCGAGGCGGCTTTCTGTACCAGCACAGACCGGACCTCATTCCGCAAGGCTTCGTCACGGAGGAAGAAGTGACGCTGTGGTGCGCATACTACGAACGCCGCGGCAAGGAAAGCAAGAATGGCTGATTTGACGCGCACCGTTGCGATCATCTTCCAGGGCGTTGACAACAACCTGCGCCAGACGACAGAGCAGGTCGAGAATTCGCTGCGCGGCATTACCACAGCCGCGGGCACCGCCGCGCCCGCGTTAGACGACACAGCCGCGGCTTCATCGCGATTGGATGCTGCGGCCGGCTCTACGGCAGGAACGGTTGGAGACTTGACGCGCGTCATGGGGGCGCTGGCTGGGTCGATTGTCGTCAAGGAGTTCATTGACGCCAATGTGGCCATCGAAAACTTCGGCCGTGCGATGGCACTGGTGACGGGGTCGACCGAAGGCGCAGCGGAGTCCCTTAACTACGTCAAGAGTGTATCAAACACGCTCGGTCTTGAGATAGGCGGCACTGCTGACAACTTCGTCAGCCTGTCTGCCGCCGCGAAAGGCACGGCGCTCGAAGGTCAAGCCACACGCGACATTTTCGAGGCAGTCAGCAAGGCCATGAGCCTGCTGGGCAAGTCGTCGGCCGACACGCAAGGCGCGCTGCTGGCGATCCAGCAGATGATCAGCAAGGGCACGGTCAGCGCTGAAGAATTGCGCGGTCAGCTCGGCGAGCGCTTGCCCGGCGCTTTTCAGATAGCGGCCCGCGCTGTCGGCGTGACAACTGCGGAACTGGGCAAGTTGCTTGAGGGTGGCAACGTTGTCGCCACCGACTTTTTACCGAAGCTGGCCGCGGAACTGAACAAAACTTTCGGCGAGACAACTTACGTCACGACGTTCAACGCCGAGTTGAACCGCCTGATCAATTCACTAAAAGAGCTTGCAGTCGCCGGCGGCAATACAGGGGCGTTCGGAGCGCTGACGCAAGCAATGGTGGACCTCGCCAACGTCACCAAGAGTACGGTGATTGAGGTGAATTTCCTTTCGTCAGCTTTCAACGCGACAAAGAATTTTCTTGCGTCTGGCGGCACAGACTGGGACGGCTACACCAAAGCGCTGCAACAGGCACGCCTTGAGGCCGGGTTGTCCCAGAACGAGTTTTTCCGCACCAATGAATCGCTTGCCGAAACATCGCGCTTGGCACGATCCGGCTCAGCCGATCTCATCGATTGGACGCAGCAGATCAACCAATCCGCGGCCGAAACAAAGCGCCTCGGGCTGGAAGGCACTGGCGCAACTGCGGAACTGGTTGACGCGTACAAAAAGCTTGGTTTCACCGCCAAGTCCATCGGCGCAGACTTTGTTGAGGCTTTCGCCACCATCGTCAAGTCAGCGGATTCGACCGGCGATGAAATTTCCAAAGCACTTCGCGTCGTCATCCCGAAAATCGACAACGCGGATGAACTTGAGCGCGTCGTCTCCAGTCTGCAGAAAGCCGCGGAGGACGGCAAGATCACATGGGCGCGCTACGGCGTCGAAGTTGACAAGGCCAGCGAAGCCTTCCTGAAAAACACCGGCTACGTCAAGGAGTCCGCCTCTGAGATCAAGAAGCAGGCCGACGAGACAAAGCGCGCGGAGGAAAACGCTGCCAAGCTGGCTCTGGAGCTAGAAAAGCTCGCCAGCAACGAGCGCATCAAGGCGCTGGAATTCAAGGCTGAGATCGACGTCGCCAATATCGAGGCACAAACCAAGCGCGTCGAGGCGGCTTTCGAGGCGATAAACAATACGATCAACAGCACCGGCGAGACGTTGGTGTCGCTTGTGGACACGTTCGCGGCGAGCGCCGGAATGTTGTCGTTTTCCGAGCTGCGCGTCATCACGGATCAGATCGATGCTGAGCGCCGACTACGCGAGCAATCGTTTGAACTTCAGAAAGAGTTGACGCGCGCACAGATCGACGCCATCAAGGCGCAGACGCGCGCCGTTGAAGGTGGAGGCGCACTGATCAAGATTGACGGCGCCGGTCTACAGCCGCAGCTTGAGGCATTCATGTGGGAAATCCTGCGAACGATTCAGGTCCGCGTCAATCAGCAAGGGCTGAAACTCTTGCTAGGGGTTTGAGATGCTCAACACGCTAGCCACAACGGTGTGGGACGCTCAAGGTTATATAGAGCTAGACGTGATGTCGAAGCAGACCATTGGCGAAACTCGGCGCCGCGCAAACCGCATCGCAACGCTGGACGGCGGCGCCGTTACCAATGACTCCGGTTTCAGTGAAGCCGATCGCACGCTGGACTTGCGCTGGCGGCCACGCAGTTCGGTTCAGGAGGCTCTCGTTGAGCGGTTAGTACGCCTATACAGCCGTGTGCAGGTATCGACGCAGGGCGGTGTGTACTTGGCACTGTTAGAGTCGTACACGCCAGACAACGAAGAAGCACGGCTGCGCCTTCTGGTCGTTTCTAAACTTTCATCCTAGGAGGCTCTCATGCCTGCCCCGTCAGTTGCAACGTACAGCGCCGCAGCCAAGATTGCTGCTCACACAGCTTTTCTTGCGCTGCTCGATACGGGTGCCGGCAACGCCACTATCAAGATTCGCACTGCCGCCGACGTGCTGCTCTGCACAACGATGCTGACCGATCCAGCCGGCACGGTAAACGGAACCACAGGCCAGCTCACGTTGACAGAATCCGCAACCCCCAATGCCGTGGCTACGGGCACGGCGGCTTATGCTGAGATTTGCGACGTGGCCGGCACAGTGCAGCTTGCGTTACCAGCGCAGGTCGGGACCGTCGCAGTAGCTGGCAAAGTCGTTATGAACACTCTGTCGCTTGTGTCCGGGGTGCCGTTCGAACTCGTCACGATCACAATTGGCTAGGGCAACGACATGGCCGCTCCTACTGAATACCGCTCAACAGATGGTTCAGCACCGGTCCTGACTGGGGAAGTCGGCAAGCTCATCGCTCTGCTCAAGGCGGTGCTTGTCGATGGCTATGGCGCGAAGTCCGCGGCTGGGTGGACACGCCCGTACAGCAGCGGCGCGGACTATGCCGCATTCCAGATGGGCAGTGCCAGTGGCAGCGATGCCCTGCTTTGGGTGAACGACACCAATGCGCAAATGACGCGCATCGTTGGTTACTCAACGATGTCTGCCATTCTGGTCGGCACGAACCCATTCCCGACTGAAACACAGTTCCCGTCCGGGCTGTACTGCCGCAAGTCGGTCACCGCGAGCGCTACGGCGCGGCCGTGGATCATGTGGGCGACTGATAAGTGCTTCTATCTCGTAATCAACGGCAATCAAACCGTCATCGGGAATCAGGACGGCGGCGATTCACACCTCGGTTTCGGCGAGCTGACCTCCGCGCTATCCGGCGATGCGTATCACGCCTTCATCATGGCCGGTACGGATACGTCTACCTCGTCAACAACCGCAGCTACTACGCGGCAAATCTTTACCGCCCTCGGGACGACACCTGCCGGGCACTACATGGCCGCGAACTACACGCAGACAGGCGGATCGGTCACGCTTACCGCAAAGCGTTCCAGCGGTTTGCTGCAGCAGGCCACATCAGGCGGCAGCGGGGCGCCATACCCTGATTCGTGCAGCGGTGGGCTTCATGTCGCCCCTATCGGTGTGCTTGAATCGAACTCCGCGACACGCGGCTACTTCCCAGGTCTTTGGACGCTAGGGCACCTTGCCACGTCGTTCACGCACCTCGATACTTTCAGCGGCAACGCCACGTTGAGCGGGCGGAACTTCACCATCGTTCGCACCGGTGCGACAAGCTACGGCTTCGCCATCGAGACTAACGGGGGCTGGTGATGGCAAACCTTGGGGCAGTCGGTCAGAGCGGCGGGTATGAGGGCGGATATCGCCAGTACTTCAGCATCAGCACGGTGGTTGCGCCGACAACTATGACGGTCTCCGGCAACGTCTATGACGACACCGCAACGGCCGCCGAGCGCGTCGTGAGGCTGTACCGTCGCAGCGACGGCGCATTCATTGGGCAGATAACGAGCACGGCGGGAACTGGCGCGTACTCGCTCGCAGCACCCAACGAAGAAGTGCAGCGCATCGTGCTGGACGACTCCGGCGGCACGCTCTATAACGACATCATCGACCGGGTTATCCCGGCCTAGTCGCCATGCCGTATACCCGCCCTGATTTCGATGCGGCGGACGCGACCTTCGGGCCGACTGCGTACACGCTCCCATCGAATATTGACGCAGACGCGACTTGGTACACCGGTGACCCGTTTGGCGCTATCTCTGATGGCGGCCTACCGAGTCCGCCTGAGATCATGGGATATACGGCGGCGTATCTGGGCTACATTGCGGACGTTTCCCTTTTGGGACAACCCTACCTGTTGGGCCACAACATCTCAGGACAGCTCGTAGTAGACACCATGCTTGGGCTTTCTGAAGTCCTCACGTTCCACGATTTCACAAATCAAATTGCAGACACGCCGATCACGTATGTTGTTGATCTCGTGACGCCCAGCGGCCTGTTGCGGCTCCCAGTCAGCTCTTGGCAAGCGACATTGCAGGTTGGATCGGAGTGCTATGCCGGGTGCGTGATCCCCGCGGCCGGGGACTACGTGGACCAAATCGGCGAAGCAACACACTTTGTCGTCAGTCGTTGTACGCAGACGCTGGCGGGCGACGTTTTAGAAGATGAGCGTGTGCGTTCACCAATCACGTCTGCGCCTACGTTTGATCAAGGGCCTACCAATTACACAGTCTCGCTCCAAGGGCATTTTGACGAAATACCCGGAGACCTAGCGCCGCACGCTCGGCATGATCGTGCCCTGCTAGGTGTTCGATCTGTCAGCACCTACGGCAGCGGCCAAAGGTTCCGCTGCGCAATAGACTGGCTCCTGCGCCCTGCACAGCGAGCGTCGTATGACGCTACAACGTTTGTGGTCGCGTTCATTAATTACTACGTCCTGGGCGGAGCAGACGAATACTGCGACGTTGGTTGGCGGTCCGAGTAGGTTGTGGGATACGCTCTCATAACTGACGGCGGCCCTGACGGGCGCTATACGATCAGCCTCGACTACGGAGAAGCGACGCGCCTTCAGATTCTTCAACTCCTTGAGGCGCAGTTGGTTATTGTTGATCAGAAGATCGTAGATCAACAAGTCCAAGTAGACGCGGCTGATGCCAGCGAAGCCGCTTCTGCCGCGAATTTGACGGCCTTCGCAAACTCTTTGATTGCCATCGAGGAAACACCAACGGCAGAAGAAGCCTCAAGTGATCCTGCGTATAAGCTTTATAACTATTTTCTTGAGCGGCACAGAGATTTGGTTCGATCTCACGACATCATCCGCACCGCGATGACGTCACTTAAAGCCGCTAAGGCTGTGACGGTTAGCCGCATAACCTCGTACACCGCGCTGTCAGTGACGGAGACGCGCGAGGCATGGTGCTGTGATCTCACAGAAGACGCAACGGGATATGTCGCGACAGTTGATATCCCTGGAGAATCGAACCTGATTCTGATCGCTCCTGGAGGGCGCTCCCCGATTCTCAATGCAGATGGAGTTCTCGCCGCGCGCGAGCTAATGTCTCCTGAGCAGGCATTCTTTAATGTCGCGATTCTGCCGGGATGGCAGAAAGATATGCCGACGTACCGTTGGGGAACACTCACCGCGATCGACCAGACCGCAAACACGGCCACGGTCGATCTTTTCAACGCGGTTTCGTCTGCTCAAAGTCTGCCGGTGAATCAGGAGTCTACGTTAACTGACGTTGAGTTCGAGTACATGGATTGCCACAACCGGGCATTTCGTGTTGATGATCGTGTCGTGGTGCAGTTCACAGGGCAGTCTTGGACGACGCCAAAAATCATTGGATTTGTTGATAATCCAAAGGTATGCAAGTGGAATGCGCGTTTTATAGAAGGCGGCAATCCTAGGTGGTGCGAGGTGGCTTTCTACACCACTTCGCAGTCAGACTGGGACGACATATTGTCGCCGCTAAAGACAGTGAGCGTACGGATAGACTACGGTGCGTGGATAAGAATGCCGCGTGAGTCGACAGTCCCGTATTTTCAGTTTAGTGCGGCTTCCGGAAATGAGTATTACGACTATTTTTTCCCCTGGCCGGACACTTCTCACCCGCCGTTGAGCGGCAGTCCGGAGGACTATGGGACGCATGGAAACTGTTGGATAACAATAATCACCAAAGCCAGCCCGAGTTGGGGTTCTATTTCTCCGTATTTACCGACAGACGCAAAAGGTGCAGTTACTCTCTTTTTTGCCGGAACGTTTGAGTTCCAGAATATATACGGAGACGCTCGGCCCATAGCGGAGTTCTTAGTTACCTTAGGAAGCGAAGTCGTATTTAATGCGGCTACAACTTCTTGGGGTACGGCCGGCGATACTGACGTAGCCAACGAATACAATGACACCCAGAACAGTTTCCAGAAAGTCAAAGGGCAGGGCGGCTATGCAGTTGGCGGCGGCAATCCAAACTGCATAATCATGTCGGACTATAAGCTCTTTTCAGATGGCTAGCATATGGGCATATCTTTCAAAGTCTCAGGAGCCGATAGGGTGACGCCATGACCATCCGCATTACAGTCACAGGCGTCCAAGAGCTTCAGCGCACGCTGTCGATGATAGGTGGCATCCCCGCGCAGGTGGTGGACGACATGGCGGCCATTGCGCACCAAGGCATGCGCGAGGGCGCCGGCCGGCATTCTCCACGGCCCGAGGGCACAGGCCGCTTGTATCGATCCTTGTTCCGAGCCGGCGAGGGCTCCAAGACGCAGAGTGTCGGTCACTACCTGGACGAGGCGCCACACGCCGAGCACGTCATCTTCGGTTTCCCAGCTCATGAAATCCGCCCCAAGAAGCCGGGCGGCGTGCTGGCGTGGCGGTCGCGGTTTGGCGGCCCGATGATCTTCGCGCGGCGCGTCTGGCACCCTGGCTACATCGGCGACAACTACCGCGATGTGGCGTTGAATGATGCGTTCCGGCGCTCCCCGGATTTTGTGACACAACGCATGGGAGCCCTGTAAAATGGCGCTGACCTACACGTACCCCGACGCCTACCTCGACACGCGCATCAGCGATGAGCGCGAAGCCCGCGCCATCGAGGAGGTTGCGCTGCTGGCCGGATCGCGCACGCTGTCGGCCGATTGGACCGAGAAGCTGGTGATCCTGCAGGCGTACATCCTGGCCTGCCTGGAGCACCAAGGCAAGACCGACGATCTGTTCACTGCCAAGCTCAAGACCTACCGCGAGGAGATGGCCATCCAGCTGCCGCGGGCGCTGGCCGCGGCCGACGAGGAGACTAACGAGGTGGGCTCTGTGTACTCCATCCCGGTGAGGCGCGCATGACCACGCCGGCCATGATGCCGGCGCTGGAGCACGCGCGCTCAGCCTTGGCAGGCATTCCTGGGCTTGTGTCGTGCGAGATTGGCCGCAAAGAGGATGTCTCGCCCAACGACTACCCGATGATCCAGATTGTACCGACACGCATCACGCCCGGTGCGGCCTATGCGGGGCGCACGATCGAGGTGTGGATTTACTTCGGGGTGCCTATCGAGAAGGTGGATGAACTCGAAAACGTGTACGAAGGGCTGTCGGACCTGGAGCAGCAAATTCTCGACATCCTCGGCACCATCCAGGGCCAGTACCGCGAGACGATCACCGATCAGGACTTTTTCGAGACGTACAAGCTCGCCGCGATCCGCGCAGAACTGACGGCGCCAGAAACGCCGCACGTGAAGTGCGCCATCTACGCGGCGTCGGTCGCCGAAACGCTCGGTGCGTCGCCCACAGTCCTGGCGCCGTTCACCACGATGCTCCACAACAGCGACGCCGACGACTGGACGCCGACGATCGCGGCCGGGACGATCGAACGACTGCTGAATGGCGCGGCCAGCACTCGCACCAATGTCACGATCGAGGGCCAAGTGGCCGGTGCCGCGGCCTCCGAGGTCGCCATCGGCGTCTACGCGGACGGCACTCTGGTCGGGAACCGCGCGCTGGTGGCCACTACGGGTGCAGGCTCGCCGATCGCGTTCGAGCTGGGGGCGACCTACTACGCCGTGGCCGATGTGGTCCTGGACGTGCGGGCAACAGGCACGGCTGGCCCCTTCACCTTCGCTGGCCTACGGATGGTCGCGGAGGCAGCGTGAAAATCCGCTGGCGCCAGTTCAAGCGCACCGAGCCATCCGGGCCACCATCAGAGTTGCTGCGGGCTTACGGACGGCACGGCGAAGCGCGCAGCGGCGAGGCGGATTGGCGCGGGCTGGAGAGGCCCGGCTCGCGGGAGTCGCGCCACCCGATCTTGTCGCGCCAGGAGAGGCGCCGCCGCCGATGGCGCGCGCTGAACGGCTGGGTGCAGATTCTGCTGGTGACCACGACACTGGCCGCTGCCTACGCGGGCGGGTTCATACACGGAGCGCTTTGGGAGATGTCACATTGGGTTGGCGGAGGGACGAGGCGATGAGATCGCCGGACGCGAATGACGTTCAGCCGCTCGGCGCTCCGGTGCCGCGCCCCACTACGAAAGAGCCGCCGCACGAACAGTGGATGCCTGTGCCCGGAAAGCCGGGCCTGGAGCGCGATCCGCAAGGGCGGCTGCGCACCAACACCCCCGGAGAACAACGGGCGCTAGTGCGGTTTGTCGGTGATTTCGGCAAGTCACGATGGGCTTAGGTCGTCGTGCATGCGCAGCGCAACATCGATGCGGCCCATCAGATCGTTGGCGTAGCGGTCACCATTCGACGTGAGTGAATCGCGCGCATCGGCCAGCAGTTCGCGCAGCAGCTTGTCCGCGGCACGGTTGTTGACCAGCAGCGCCTCAATCCGCGCAACACCATCAGCGATGCCCTCGCCAGGGGCGAGCTGTGCTGCCGCCCACAGTTCGTGGGCATTGTGCGCTGGCGGCACGGTGTCGCTCACAACGTCACCACCACAACCACCAAGTACCACGCCGCGACCGCGGCCATCGCCATGTACAGGACCAGCCCCAGTCCCGGCAAACTCAGTCGTCGCGGCGCCCGCGGCGGCAGCGGGGCGAGGAGTGTTTGCTGCGTGAAGGAGGAGTCGGGCTCGATGTTGCGGAGATTGACTGCCTCGTAGGCGCCGTCCACGCGCCGCACGCGTTCGCCGGGCGACCATCTCGATGAGATGGGCACTTTGACGTCATTGGTGGCCATCATCCCCTCCAAGCCAGAATGACGCCGATCGCGGCGAATGCCGCAAGCGTCAGGATTGTTTCGAGTGCGCGTTTCACGTTGCTGTCCTTTCTGAGAGTTGTCGCCCGTCTCTCCGGGCCGTCACGCATACATTCGTGACCGAAGGGGCGCGTTCCCCGATCAGCTTTTGGCGGTGGTCATGCCTGACCAAGGGCGCCGCCTCGAATTCAGCTCGCCTTCGCCTTCCGCACGCCCTTGGCCCAAGTGACTTCCGCGGCGGTGGCCCACTTGCGCAGTGTGCCGGCCGCGGTGGCGCGGGACACGCCCTTTTCCTCCAGCGCGCGGATCGCGTCCATGCGCGTGAGGCGCCCGGCGCGGATGCGCTCGGCGTTCTTGTCCAGGTACTTGATCGTCTCAAACACCGGGCCGGACTTCTTGGCCGCTTCCATTTCTGCTCCTTTGTGCATGGTTAGTCAGGGCATTGATTCTACTTCGAAGTCGGTTCGAAAAGTGCAATCACCGAGTCGCGCTCCTCGCCGGTCAGCTCGCGCGCGTAGAAGCCCGAGAACAACCAACTTAGCGCCGCGCGGATGCGAGCGAGCAGCTTCACAGCGACCTCACCAGCGTCTTGAAGCCAATGAACAAAACAGTTTGGGTTGCCGCCATCATGCAGGTGCGGCGCTTGATTTTGCGTAGGCTCATTTCAGCTTCCTTTCTGTTCAACGTGAGCGAATTCTGAAGCATCCTGATCAAAAAGGGAAGTAGGTGTTTTCACCTACTCCCCATCGCCATCAGAACTTATCGCCCTCCGCAGCAGACGCGCTGTGCGCAAGGTCGCCCTCCAAATCCTCGTACTTGGCCTGCGCCTTGCCTGCCGCGACGAGCCGGTTGAACTCACGGCCCGCCTTGTACACGTCCGACGACGGCGAAAGCAGATCGCCATCGAACTCGAACCGCACCCCGTACCAGTTGCCCTTGTCGTTGGACTCGGGCACGGTCGTGACGCGCACGCGGCTAGCCCAGGAGGCAGGCTGCACAGTGCCGGAGGCGGTGCGAACCTTGCGGCTGGCGATCATCGACGCGAGCAGCTTCGACTTCCGAATCTGCGTCGAAGTGAGCGACAATAGCGCAGTGGTCCACGTGCCGTCTTCCGCAAGGATGAGGCAGTAGTGGTTGCGCGTGTCGTTCACACGGTCGCTCTTTTTCTCGTTGATCGATCCGTCCGCCATCGGCACGTAGAGTTTGTTTTCCAGCTCCTTGATCTCGCCTTTGTCGCGCATGATCGCCACTTCGTCGGCGGTCAGCTCGCCCTTGAACCCCGCCCCCTCGGTGCCGCGGGCGCCCCAACGCAGGAACACACGGCGATACGCGCAGGGGACGATGACTACGCCCTTGGAACCGTCGTGCATGCGGCCAGTGACCGACTCGTACAGCATGCCCTGCTTCGCGCCGGGAATAGCCACGCCGCTGGCCTCGTCCACCTGCGGCGAACCCTTCTGCAGCACCGTGAGGAACGGGATGGCGTAGCTGTCAGAGGTGGCCCCCTCCAGGCCTCCGCCCGCGTCTGCGCTGTAGTCTTCTGATTCGATCACCGCTACAGCCACGGCCGGCTCGGGGCGCTCTGCGACTTGCGTTTGCTTTTCTACTTGCTTCGTTGCCATCAAGGCTCTCCTTCAAAACGGCGCGCACTCAGGGCGGCGCACCTTGGCCCTCAATCACAGCCACCTCAACCGCTTTGCGGGCGAACTCGCGGCTGATGTATTCGCCGATCGTCTCGCCGCGAACAGTCGCACGGCAGCTCCGCCATGCGACGGAATGGCCAAAGTCGGTTTCCAAAATCTCGCCGATGATCTGGCCCGTCTCGCTGTCGTACAAGATCGCACCCAGCAACGTGTCTTTCCATGCGAGCTTCATTTCTTTGCCTTCGGCAGCTTGATCTTCGCACGGCTGAACGGGTGCACGCCGAACAGGTCGAAGGGCAGCGGCTTGCCGTCCTCGACCTGCTCTTTGACAAACGCCTTCAGCGTCTGCGGGTGAACCGTCTCGGTGAGCGCCACCTCGTGCTCCTCCGCGATCCGCGATGCGAGCCGGCGAGCATCCTCCTCCTCGCCGCGACCAAAGGGCACGGTGACGAGTGTCTTGATCAGTCCACCGAAGTTGTGCTCACGCAGCCAAGCGTGCGCAGCAGCGCGGCGCTCCTCGGTGATCGAGGCGGTCACCTCCTCACTCACGATCACTTCCACGCCGTTCGTCAGCGTCAGATGCGACAGCCCGACTTCCCGCATCAGCTCCGGCAGGTCTTCGCGCTCCACACGCAAGTAGTCTGCCCGAGCCGCGGCCAGCTCCGCCTCGATGCGCTCGATGCGCGCGGCAGTGCCGATCAACAGCCCGGCCAACGCCGTGACGCGATCGATGTCTTTGGTTTGGTTCATTTGAGCGTGACCTTGATGTAGTCGCGCGTCCACCTATCCCACTTCAGCAGGTTCATCCGGACGCCCGGCAAGAGGCGCGCGTGGGCGCGGATGACGATGGCCATCAGGGATGGGTCGCCTACGAACAGGACGCAATCCTCTGCTGCGATGCCGGCCATACGGCGATCGACAATCGCCTCGCACGGCGCGGCGCCGGCCCCCACCTCCTCCTGCGAGAAGATGTAGAACAACGCCCCATGCTTCTCCGCAGCATGCAGGCTCATCGACGGCGCCCATGCGCCCGTCGCCGGGTCTTTGCGCATGGGCGCGTTGGGGACGTAGACTGTGTTCATGCCGATGTGCGGTGAAGATTGCCGTGGAAGTCCAATCTGCGACGACATTCCGCCGCGATGTCGTGCGCAAGTTGCAGTGCTGCCGTGTGGCGCAGCGACAAGTCATCGTTTTTCAGAGCAGTTTCGGATGGCCGTTCATAACCGCGCCCAGCCACGATCATCTCGTCACAGAATGTGAAGCGCGCTTTGTGCGCTTTGTCTGAAGCGCGCTCAATTTCTGCGCGCGTCAGATCGCGAATGGCCTTCACGCGGCCCTCACGAACTGCAACTCGAACTCTGCGGTGCGCAGGTGGTCTGCCGCGGCATCCGCGTTCCGACCCGCCAGCAACTTCGCGAACTTCGCGTGCCGACTGGCAATTTGCCAGTGGGCGCCACGACGCGCGGCGGGGACGTTGCGAAGGGTCTTCAGGACGGCGACGATCTTGGCATTCATCTCAGTTCCTTTCTGTTTAGCGAGACTCAATTCTGACCCATCTCGACGGCCTCGGGGGTAGGTGTAAACCCTCGGTCCCCGAGAATTTCCGCGGCCACAGCGGTCTTGCGCTGCAGCGCGCGGGAGATTGGCGCGTCCAGCGTGTTGAGCGCCACCAGGTCGATGTAGACGACGTTGTGCCGCGTGCCGATCCGGTGGCAGCGATCCTCGCTCTGGAGCCGGGTGCCGAGATTGAAGTCGTTGCTGTAATAGATCACCGTCTCAGCCGCGGTGAGCGTGAGGCCGATGCCTCCGGCTTGCGGCTGTCCTATGAAGGCCCGGACGGCTCCGGATTGGAACTCGTCCACAGCCTCCTCTCGCGCAGAGGCGCTGGTGCCGCCGTGGTATTCGCGGGCGCTGATGCCCGCTTCGCTGAGCGCCGCGGATATTTGCCGCAGTTCCTCGCGGAACCTTGCCCAGACGATGAACGGCCCAGTCAAGTCTTCAACCACTTCCAGCATCGCGTCGATGCGCGGATTGTCCTTTGCGGGCAGCAGCATTGGCGCGCCGTCGATGTTGACGAAACCGCTGGTGATCTGCTGCAACTTGGTCATCGCGGCGATGCCGTCCACCGTCTCGATTTCGCCGCCGTCCAGGTAAATGCGCAACTCCTCCTCCAGCGTTTCGTACATGGTGCGTTGCCGCGGCGTGAGCTCAAACGGGTGCTGCTTGTAGATTTTCTCGGGCAGGTCCAGGCACTCGCGCTTCAGCACTCGGTAGGCGTGCGGCGCGATGATCCGCTGGAGCTTGTCGAGGTTGCGATAGCGCTTGCTGCCGTCCGGGTTCCGGGCGACGATCTGCGCGAATGCGGCGTTGGGGTTGCGCTTGATGAGGTTTTTCATCATGTGGCTATCGTTGGGCACGATGTCGGCGTACTCGGCGGTGAATGCCCGGTACGAGGTGGTGCCCAGCAGCCCGAACTCCATGAACTCGAATTGTGAGAACACATCCAACGGCGCATTGGTCATCGGCGTGCCAGTGGCGATGCGGACGATCTGCGCGAGCGGTCGCAGCCGCATGACGCGCTTGGTGCGGCCGGCGCTCGGGGACTTGATCCGGTGCGACTCGTCCAGCGCCAGCATGGCCTTCGTCGCCCTCAGGAAACGCACCGCAAATTCCCAGCCATCCTTGGTCATCACGGCGTCGTAGTTCATCGTCAGCACGCGCAACGGCACCACTTCGTCCGCATCGCGCGGCCGTAGCAATCGCTCCAACTCCGCGCGCAGACGCTTCCCGGTGCCCCAGGCGCCAGCGACGCAGGGCACGCCCAGGTGCTCCGGCACTTCGCGCAGCGTCCAATTGGTGTGCACGCCCTTCGGCGCGAGCACCAGCAGCGCGTCGATCTGCCCGGCCATGTAGCAACGCTCCGCGTCCGCCAGAATGGTCCAGGTCTTGCCGGTGCCCTGCTCCATAAACAGCGCGTAGAAGTCGCGGCCATTGCAGCGCCGCAGCGCCTCCAGTTGATGAGCCATGCCTTGTGTTTTCACACCATGCCCTTTTCGATGGCGATTTGTGACTTTGGAATCCACTCCTCTTTCGGCACGCCGTGATTCACCAGCAACGCCTTGTCGGTCACGCGCTTAACAATGACTGCGATTTCAACTATTTCGCCTTTGTTGTCCATCTCAAATCTCCTCCTCGATGTGCTTGTTCATGTGCGCGACGGCGCCAACAATCCGCAGCACCGACACTCGCGGCTCGGCCGCGACCCACAACGATGTGTTGTCGTCGGACGCGATGCCGACCGCGGCAAACGCGATGATGCTGCCTGCCTCTATGGCCTCGCGCAACGAGTCGAGCACCATCAGCATCTCCGCCTTGTCGTTGCCGGGCAGCGGCACCACTTTCATCATGTCGTCCCTAGCATTTGCCGCAGCGAGGCCCATGAATTCGCCATCGCCTCGGCGCGCAACTCCGCCAACGACAAGGTGTTGACGGCATCCGCACGGCGACCGTCGATAGCCACAATCTCCAGGCCGATGCCGATGATGATGAGGGTGGGGCAGCCGGCGCGCGTCCAGCCCATGTGCCAGTTGCGCTGCTCTGGGCTCAGGCCGGCTTGCTTGCCGAGGAGCGGGGTGCGCGCACGCGTCGGCACATCCTCCAGCCGCACAGCCTTCAGCTCGATAAACGTCACTTGTCCCCGGCACGCGGCCACCACGTCCGGCATCCCCTCGCCCACCAGATTCTCGATGCGTTTCAACAGCACGCCCATCGGCACTAGCGCAGCGCGCATCCGATCCCACAGTCGCTGCTCAGGCAGACGCATTCAACGCCTCCGGCCGATTGAGACACTTCACCTTCGTCACCAACAGCATGTTGAACTCCTTGAGCCACCGGCCGCGCATGAGCAGCCAGTCTTCGTCGTCCACAAGGTTGTTCGCGGCGTGCACGCCGACGCTGTCCCACAACTTTTCGCCGATGCGGGCGATGACGGGCTTGCTTGTGGAGTCGTCCACGACAAACACGTCCAGGAATAGAGGCTGGCCTTTGAAAACTTCGCCGCCGCGGCGCTTGACGAGGATCGATTCATTGCGGTCGCGGCGCACGCGCTTCTTGACGAGGCCGATGACTGCGGCGGAGTCGTCGCGGCCGTGCTCGGGCAGTTTCCCGAACTCCTCCACCCGGCCCACGATGCCGTGCGCCTCTGGATCGGAATAGATGTGGCCCCACAACGTGTGCGCCGGGCGCAGGTCGTTGAACTGGACGGGCATCTTGGCGATTTTCTCGCGCTTCTTGGCGTCGAGCTTGCCTGCGCGGCGATCCTCGACGTACCGCGCGGCCATGATCGGGCCGATGCCGCGGACGTTCTGGAATCCTCCGATCAACTCACCATCTTTCACCGACCAAGTGGCCTCCGAACGGTCCACGTCGAAGGCGATGTACTTGACGCCTTCCGCGACCATCTCGCGCAGCACTTCGGTGGCCTGATCGTCATCCTTCGCGCCGCGTAGGCACGCGGCGGCATACTCCAACGGATGGTAACGCTTCATCCACGCGCACCAATAGCTGATGATGCCGTATGAGACGGTGTGACTGGCATTCATGCCCCAAGCGCCAAAATTGTTGATCTCGTCCCAGATCACCGCCGCGTCGCCCGAGGACACGCCGACTGTCGCGGCTCCAGTCACAAACTCCGCTCCACGAGCGTCGAAGAATTCCTTGCCTTTGCGGCCGGACATGGCCTTGCGGATGATGGTCGTCGCCTCCCAGCTAAACTGGCCAAGCTCACGGACGATGCGCATGACCTGCTCTTGATACAGGATAACGCCCATTGTCTGTGCCAAGTACGGCGCCATGGACGGGTGCCGATAGGTGACCTCCTCGCGCCCCGCGGCGCGGGCGATGTAGTGATGCGAGGCGCCGCCGCCCAGCGGGCCGGGCCGGGCCAGCGCGGTCACGTGGTCGATGCGGCGGAATGAGTCGATGTCGATTTGCGCTGACACTCCGCGCTGCGTCGCGCCCTCGAACTGGAAAATGCCGCTGAACTTCTTATCGTTGAAGATTGTGAACACTTCGGTATCGTTCAACGGAAGCCCGTACAACTGTTCCGACGAGACTGCGCCGGAGTCCTCGATGACTCCCAGCGTCCGGAGGCCCAGAGCGTCGATCTTCAGCAGCCCCAGCGCCTCTGCCGCGGGCTTGTCGATGTGGGCCACGCCATCGTCTCCAACCGTCGCGAAGTCGCTGACGGGATCGTTGCACACGACGACGCCCGCGGCGTGGATGCCTGTGTGCCAGGCGTGCCCCTCGATTTCCGCCATGACCTGCGCGGCGGGATGCTTCGCGATGAACGCGCGGCCGGGCGCGGTGCCGTTGATGGTGTCCTCCAGTCCCTTTCCATAACGCGAGTCGCCCGACGAGTATTCAATCAGCACATTGGCCAAGTCGAAAGTGTCGCTCGGCGGGATTCCCAGGCGCTTGCCGACTTCGGCGATGGCGCTGCGGGGCTTGAGGGTGATGACGTTGCCGAGCCGCGCGACGTGCTCGCGGCCGTACTTGTGCTCCAGATACGCGAACACCATGTCGCGCTTCGTGTCGTTGAAGTCGATGTCGATGTCGGGCAGATCGCTGCGGGTGACGTCGATGAACCGCTCAAACAGCAAGTCGTGATCCAGCGGGTTCACCTCTGTGATGCGGAGCAGGTAGCACACGAGCGATCCGGCACTGCTGCCACGGCCCGGCCCGACGAGCATCTTGGTCTTGGCCCATTGCACAAGATCGGCCACCATCAAGAAGTACGACTCGTACCGCTTCAGCTCGATCAGCTCCAGCTCGCGCTGGATGCGCGCCTCGTGCACCTCGGTCCACTCGGGGAGGTGCCCCGCGGCGAGGCGCCATGCCTTGCCATTCTCGACTTCTGCGCGCAGGTCGCCGGGCACGCGGATGATGGGGGCGGTGTCGAGCGTACGGCAGGCGCGCGCCGCGACCGCGATGGTGTTGGCCACAGCAACGTCGAATGCGTCGCGTCCGAGGATGCCGCCCAGCGCATCCCACAACTCCTCCAGGCTGAGAATGTGCTGCGGCGTGACAGCCTCCCGTCCACCGATGGCTAGAAACGCATTCTTGTGTCGCGGCGCGGGGAAGGCGTTGTCGCTGGTAAGGACGAGAGGTTTGCCCGTCGCGCTTGCCAGCCTCACAGCTGCCATCGCGGCGCGAGCGGATGACGGGTTCACATCCACGTAGTCGAAGCACTCTGGATCGGTCAGCGCGCTGCCCGCGAACCGCAACACTTTTCCGGCCGCGGCTCGGAACAGCTCCGCCCGGTCGGCATCCTTGCGCCGCGCGGCGGTCGAAAGGCGGTACAGGTCGCGCGACGAGGCGCCCGCTAGAGCCCATGCTGTGGGCCGGCGTCCGTCCGGAAGGGCAACGGCTAGCTCCACGCCGAAAAGCGGCTCCCGCATGGTTTTAGCCCAACGGGTGTGGCCCCAGGTCGATACGTCCACTAGCCCCGCGGTCGTGCAACCGATTTCAGCGAGTCGCGCCGCGATCGCCGGCAACGGGCCGTATGCCGCCGCGCCGCGCCCGTCGCGGAAACTGAACTCGCTGCGGATGCGGAGTTGGGGGAAGGTCATGGCCGACGATTCCAGGCGTGGATGGCGTCCGCCTCGGCGGACTTCTCCGGACCTTGCGCGCCGCAGGAGCAGACCACGCAGTTGGTGAATTCGGACGACACATCGCAGTGTTGTCGCAACGGAAAGATGTGGTTACGGATGACCTTCGCGTCGATGGTGCTGCCGCAAAATGGGCAAGGTTGTAACAGTCCCATGACGGGTCCAGGACGAACTAGAAGATGCGCCACAGCTCCTCCTTTTGGATGATTTCCACCATGGCCTTCACATCGTCCAGCGCGCGGTGCGTCTGGGCGAGGGATCGGCCCATGGTGGCCTCGTACAACTCAATCAGCCGCGGGTTGCGGCCCCATTCTGATCGGTAAAGCCCCACTGTGCACGTCTCGCGTGCGGGCCAAGGGAACACGTCGATTTTCGCCCGGAGAAGCTCGCCGCGAAGTATCGCCCGGTCGAAAGGCAGGTTGTGCGCGACGACTGCGGACGCGGACGCAAAGGTGCGCTGAATCTGAGGGAGGACATCAACGAACGTTGGCGCATCCCTCAGATCGTCGTCTGTGATGCCCGTGATCTTCACAATCTCAGCAGGCAACGGGGCGCCAGGATTGATGAGGATGCTGGCCTCCTCGACAATGCTGCCGTCCGCCAGCGACAAGAGCACCGCGCCGAACTCGATCATGCGCGGCTGCAACGCAATGTCGGCTGACGGGTGCAAAGTCAGGCCCGTCGTTTCGGTGTCGAAGATGATGGCGCACTCGTTCACAGCACGTGCCTGATGATGAACTTCAGATCGACGCCCAGCACAACGTAGGTGTCGTAGATGAAGTAGTCGTACACGCGCTTCCCGGCGATGGCCGGGTTGGTGTGGCTGGTGGTGCGCACCGCCTGCGCAACCTTGTAGCCCAACCCGCGCAGGGTGTTGTCAAAGCGTTCGTGCTCGTCCACCGTCACGTGCATGCCCAGGTGCGAGACGCGCGGCGCCGAGCCTTGCATCCAGTTGTTGCCCTCTCGGTAGTGCAGCACCTCCAGCTCCAAAGGCTTTGCGGCGGAGCTGTTGCCTGTGGCGAACTGCGTTACAGGGTCGTAAGTCTCGACGCCGCGGCTGGACTGATAGTTGAATGCCAACTCCGCCACGTTGCGTTCGGGGTGTTCGCCCCCCCAGACTTCGCCGACTGCCGTGACGGTGTCCAGCGCCCACTCGTCCAGCCCAAGCGCCGTCAACAGCAACAACGCCTCGTCGGGCCGCGGCGGGCACAGGGCAATTTGCTCAATAAAGAATTTCACGTTACGCTCCATAAGGGATGATGCAGCCGGACAGGAATTTGTGTCGCTGCTTGTCGGAAAGAAGAAAGGCGATAAACTCCGCCAGCATCGCCGGGTCCGTCTCCTCGCCACAAAGCAGCGAGCCGCGCTGGTACTCTGCGGCATACTCTGGCGTCCAGCCGCGATGCTGGACCACTTGGCGCTCGATGTCGCGGCTCATCTCGGTGCCGCGTAGCTTGTTGGGGCTGATGCCGAACACCGTGATGCCGTGGCGCTTGGTGAGCTCACGGGCGAGCTGCAGCGTCATGATGTGCGCGGCGCCCTTGGAGGCGTTGTAAGCCAACGATGTTGTCATCGGCATGTGGCTGGCGTTGCTGACGATGTTGAGGATGGTGCCGCGGCTTTCGATCAGTCCCGGCAGCGCCCACTGGGTCATCTTGTAGATGCCCTTGGCGTTGATGTCCAGCACTTCGTCCCAGTCGGACTCGGAGAAGTTTTCCAGCCATCCGGTGATGTTCACGCCTGCGCAGTTGATGAGGATGTCAACCGCTGGCGCCGGCCCGCCGTAGGTGCCCTCCGGGTCGCGCACGTCGTGGCCCAGCTTGCGGTCGAAGGCCAGGACCAGATGGCCATGCGCGCCCAAGGCGTCGTAAATCGCACGGCCCAACCCGGCGCCGGCTCCGGTGATAAGAATGGTGCTCATTGTTGCTCCTCCTTGATTGATGCCTCGATCATCGCCGCGTACACCATCGCGTCGTGGATCGAATCCTGGTGCGCCAACTTGCTGGTGGCAAAGCGGGTGATCTTGACAACCAGCAATTCAAACAGGTGCCACTTGTCCGAATGGATGGTGCCAGCGGGCACGCCGTACGGAAACAACACCTTCATGATCGGCGCGACCATGCGGTAATTCTCGCCGTACGTCTTGTTGCGCTCGGCGTAGGTCTTGGCGCCCGCGGCGAGGATGTCTGAGGCGAGCGCCGTGTTGAAATTGGGCGCCGGGCGTGCGCCCTGCACGGGGCCAAATTCCCCGTGAACGCCGCACCCGTCCATCAAGTCACTTTGGCTCATGCAACCTCCCGTGGGCGCGCGTAGGCATCGACGGAATGGATGCCGAGCAGCCGCGCGTCGATGTCGAAGGTGTCGTGGTACATCTGCACGATGTCCTCCCGGTCGTCGTAGGCCCGAATGATGTGCGCGCCGCCGAGCCGCGACAACTCGGCCACCAGCGCCTCCATCTTCACATTCACGGATGGCCGGTGATCGGTGTCGCCGCGCATGAGCAGTCGCGGCCAATCCACGCCCAGGTGCTGCGCGATCCAATGGATGGTCTTGCAACGCACGCTGTCGGGGCGCCCGGTGATGAACAGCGGCTCCGCGGCGGCCACCGATCGCCGGAATTCTTCGGTGTTGCCTGGGCGGTCGCGGATGCACAACTCGTGATACCGGGCGTAGCGCTCGCGCACGCTCGCCGCGTGCCAGTCCACGAAGGGGATGCGCCACGCGTCATCCGCCAAACAGTTGTCCAGGTCCCAGATGGCCAGGTTCAACATCACATGGCCCTCCCGTCCTTGGCCACGGGCGCGGCTTCGTGCCGCACTTTCCAGAAAATCTCCTTGGCGCGCTCGCGCACCGCGGTGTTGTCCATCTCGGGCAGGTATACGGGGCACTCGGTCTTGCCGTACCGGGGGAAGGCGCAGGTGCCGGTCGCGACGCAGTGCACCTCGATGAACTCCTCTGCCCACGGATGGACTTCGACAACCGCAGCGCGCATCGCGCGGAACACGTCCTGGTACTCGCCCTGGGTCCGGGTGCACAGCCGCAGCTTGGCCATCTCGTGCAGCGTGCGCAAGTTGAACTTGGCCATGATGGATGTGGTGATGTGGGTTGGAAGGATGCCGCGCGCGTCCTGGGCCGGCGCACCGTGGTCCATGAGGTCGGCGTACGCGCCCAGCGCCGTCGCCTCACCGGCTTCCCAGATGCGCAACCACAGGTCGTTGTCTGCGATGGACGGTGGGCGCTCAACGGGCTGGCGGCGGGCGTCCACCACGCGCATGGCCTGTTGCGCGTAGCTGCCCGTCCGGGTGCGCACAAGCTGGTGCGTGAAGGCGCGGGTGACACCTTCGATTTGAAAGACGTAATCCACCATCTCCCAACTCGACTTAATGGTGTCGCGCATGTACTCCAAGTGCTCCTGTCGCCTCTCGTCGCTCCACGTTGCCGGATCGTCCTTGTAAGACAAGCGCGTATTTTTCGAGCGCAAGAGTAGCGTCAATGCATCTTGCGTGTAATTGATGAGTTCAACTTTCATATCGTGTTCCTCGCCTTTTCCTGCTGTTGAGTGAGTGCTCTTCCCAAGCTATGTTTCCGGACTCATATCCGATCGAGTGTCGTTTGCGCCCGATACTTGGCTTGATCATGAACTTTGGAACGGGACCGACCTCGCGCAAGAAGCAGATAAATCCGTCCAGCGTTCTTGGCCACGCCTTTTGGTCTTGCCATCACGCATCCTTCTTTGTCTTGTGGATGATGATCGGCGGCGGTCGCGGCGAGAACAGCCTGGCGTCGGGGCCGCAAGGGCCGTCCGCCAGCCGGGCGTCGATGCAGTACAGGAAGGCGCGCTTGCCTTGCTTATCTGGACACGCGCGACAACGCTCCCCGCCCGCATCCTCGCCGTCACGGCGGCGCAATGTGAAGCGGAAGTGGTGGGTGCAACGGCGGCACTTTTCGCGCTGCGTCCACCACAACTCGGTGGCCGGATGGGCGGTCACAACGCAGCCTCCACCAGCCGGCGCGTGTATGCGTCTGCGGCCATCATGCGCTTGATCGAGGCGATGTCACCGACCACATCGTCCAGCAACACATTTTTCCACACAGCGAACCGCCCCAGCGAGTACACGCCATAGTCGCGCGTCAGCGAGAACAACAATGCGCGCCGCGCCCCGTCGTCATCGATGGGCGCGATCTTCCCGTATCGCTGCTCGGCGCGGTCGATCTGGTCAGCTTGCGGGGCACCGAAGGCGTCCAGCACCATGGCGATGTCTCCGGGGTCCGGTCCGACTTCGCCGATGCTCTCGACAATGAGCAGGTCGCCGGTGATGGAGGCGCGGTAGACGGGGGTGTCTGCTTCTGGAAAGTAGACCGTCTGAAACACATCCGCGCACGGCACGCGCAGCCTGTCAACGACGATGGCCGATCGCTCAAACTGCAGCCGCGAGCCGATGCCCAGCGCGCCCAGCGTCGAAGGCATGGGTGCGGTCGAAATCATCGTGGTGCGCGCTGCCGCGGCCCCAGCAATGTCGGCCACCTCACCCCAGAAGATGCGCGAGCCCACCGCCTCAACCATCTGTTCATAGAAGTCTGGCGGCGCAATGAAGCGGTCGGCAGTCTCGATGTTCCAGATGCTCCGGTCCGGCAACATCCTGCCGGCGATCTTGAGCGAGTACTGGTTGGCGAGGCGGATGGATGGTGCCACGAATGCGCCGCCCGCCACTATGGCCTTGCGCACGCTGACTTTGCGGAAGGCTATGCCTGTCAGGTGGCTGACGGCATCCGTCCGGAACCGGAGGAGGGCGCGGTGAGCCGCGGCGGGGCCGGGCGCGGCTTCCAGCACAGCCATCCGCGGCCACGCGTGCGCCGCGAGGAGGCCGGTTAGCCCGGCTCCCACGATGAACGGTTGCGTCACTGCGCGGCCTCCAAGTGCCCGCGATCCATCAGCAGCCGCACCGCGCCGCGGGCGCGCTCCTCGAACTTGGCCACGATGGCCTCCATCTGCACGGGCTTGCCCTCGGACGACTCGACAAAGGCCATGATCTGGCCGCGCAAGGAGCCTGCTTGCAGGCGGAACTTGCCGCCGCCAGTCGGCACGACTGCCTCCAACTTCGTCCGCGCGGCGCCGTTGGTCTTGGGACGGTCGGACTTGGGCTTCGGAGTGTGCGGCGAGGCGTCTCCCGCGGCCAGGGCGAGCTTCGCGCGCAGCGACTGGGGCGGGACTGCTGGCGCGAGCGCTTCGTTGGCTTCTGCGGCCTTCGCCGTGGCCTCCGCGACGGTGATGGCGACGGGGGCGGCGCCCTTCGGCACACCGAGGTGCCCGGCGTGGTCCTGCGCGGCCATGATGGCGTTGGCCACCTGCGATTCACCAGCGCCGCGGCTGGAGAAGCGGGAGATGGACTTGCCGGTGAGGGCGTTGTACGTCTCGATGAGATCGGCGGTGCTGGCGTCGGCGATCTGCGATTGGGTGCGGATGATGGTCATGATGTGTGCTCCTGGTGGCTCAGAGAATGGTGACGTGCTTGTCGCTGCCTTGAAGCGCGACGCCCAAGTTGGACTCGCCTTGCGCGCGGAGAAAGTTGGATGCTGCGGCTTCGCTGTTCGACGCTTTGCGCCCGAGCTTTTGCTGGCCGACCCAGAACAGGAATTTGTATGTGCTGCCGTCGTCGCGATAAGCTGTGACGGAAAGCTCACCTTGGAGAAGATCGGGGCGCTTGCCGAACGCTTCTGCGCGCTCGCTGGAGTATGCCGGGCGAGTCGCAAAGGTGACAGAGGAAAGATCGACCTTGGTTCCGTTTACGCTGGCGAAGATCGGGGAGGCGTTCATTTCAGTTTCCTTTCTGTTCACCGGAGAACCGTTCCCCGATGAATGAATTCTGAATGAATTCTGAATCATTTCTGATCGCCTAGGAGTAGGTGTAAACCCTTGGTTTTGAATTTTTCCGGCGTCGCGTGCCCGGCTCCTCCGGCACCCGTTCGTCCACATGACGCAGCCGCGAATCCTGCTCCGGGGTGGCGAACCACCACAGCTTCCCATCTCCGCCCACGACATATTCCACCACTCGAAACTTGCCGAGGTGGTGCAGCGCGGCGGTGGCGCGGTTGACGGTGGCGCCGGTCCGCGCCATCACACCAGACAGACTCAGGAAGTCGTCAGACTTGACCAGTGCGTCCAGCACCAGCGATGTCCACGTGGGGCGGCGGTCGGCCGCTTTTCTTTTCACGCCCACCTCTCCACGTATGCGCGCGCTGCCTCATTCAGCAGCGACATGTCCGCCCGACACACCAGCACACCGCGCCGCTCAAAATACTTCTCGCCGAGGGCTTTCGTCTCTGCCGTCTTGGCGGCAGCCCAAAACAGGCGCCCATCGCGATCGAGCGTGCCGTCGAAGATGAACGACTCGCCAAGCAAGTGCAGGTCGCCCCAGGCGAGAGCGGGCGAGTGCTGGAGCTGCAGGGCGCAGCCAGTGATGAGGCATCTCATGTCGCCTCCTTTCGCAGTGCCTTGCCAGCGGGCGTTTCTCCGACGCACAGCCGGCGCTTGGCCTCCGGTTTGGGCTGCTGGACGCGGTTGGGGTAGCGCGGATTGGCGTACTCTTCCGCGATGCGGCCGCGGTAGTGCGGGCTGAACGGGTGGTTGTGTGGGTAGGTCATGGTGTCGGTGCGCCTGCGGTCAGATCGAAGTGAACCGAGAGCCACTGGAGCAGCATCGTCCGCGATTCGAAGACCATCGTCACGTCTTCCGTGACAATCATGGTTGTGCCGCGCTGCCCGGCCGTGAATGCCGGCGTTACGATGAAGCCATTGGTGACAGCGCGAATCTCGATGGGGGTGTTGTGGTCGATCATGTAGCCTCCCGCTTCGCAGTACCACTAAGTGCCGCGAGGGCGCGCTTGCCGGCGTCGGCGCTATGCGGCCTCGCTGCTGGCTGCGCGGTCTGCAGCGCCCGCATCCTCTCGCGGTGCAGTTCTAGCGCTTCATGCGCCGAGTCCCACCAGCGGCTAAGCGTGGGCATCGGCACATCACGATCCGTCAGCAGACATTCCAGTTCAAGCGCCAGCCGCGCCGCATCTGCATCGGCGTCTGTCCAGCCTAGCACAAACACATCGAATGCTTCATGCTCGCTCGCGGGTTGTGGTTTGGTGTCGCTTGTCACTTGTTCAACTCCCACAGAAGGACATCCGCCGCGCCAACGGACATGCGGGCACATGTGGTTGTGAAGTCGCCGATAGCGGTGTTTTCTGGGTCGTCGGCGTCGATGTTGGCGAGGAGCCTGGCGGTGATGTCGGGATTGGCGAACAGCCCTTGCATTGCCAGCCCTGCCAGCGCGGCGCGCAGCTCATTGGCCGGTGTGGCGACAGAGGCAATCCGCTCATCTGCCTCAGCCGCGATGCGCCGGCAGTCGGCCTGAATGGTGCGGTTGCGCACGCCGGAGAGGCGCGCGGCAATCCGGTCGGCGTAGGTGGCGATCATGCGCGCTTCGCCTTGCGCTCGGCGGCACGGCGGTTGCCTTCCTCGATCTCCGCGACGTACTTGCGCCGATCGAGCCAGGACAGCACTTCATCGCCTTTGCGGAAAAACATCTTTGCGGCGACCGGCGCACTGACGATTCCGGCGAGCTGCGGGTCTGACATGGCACGCACCGCCTCATCTGTCGAGCAGACGTGCAGCCATCCTGCGAGGCAATGCGTCGTCTCGCACAGCGTTTCCTCGGCGCAGGTGCGCTCGCGCCATTCCTCGGTCTGGTGCCAATGGGCCATCTCCAGGCGGGCCGTGTTGTCGAGGATGATTTCACGCACCCTGTCAAGATTGGCAATTGCTTGCTCGTCGGTGGCGTGCTCTGCGTCGCTCAGGTCTGCGCGGGCTTTGCAAGCGGCTTCAAGCGCAGCGCTCATCGCAAGTCCGCTTGATTGCTGTTCATCCGTCGTTTCGTGCTCGAACAGCACGGCGCCGGTGAATTTGTGCTTGATCTGAATTTTCATCACAGCTCCTCCTGTTCCAGTAGGTCGTCGATCGCCGCCTGCCGCGTG